TCCAGGGCAACAATATAAAGTTGAAAAAAGAACAAATGCAACAGTTGTTTTGTACAGTAGAAATGGAACTTCGGGTAAAGTATCCTCTTTTAACACTGGATCAGATGAAGCAAATAGTCATGCAACAAATGTAGCAGGAAAAGTAGGATTTCATGCAGTTCAAAGAGATACTGGCACTTACACTACGGGACAAGGCTACGAGTATGGATATACAGCAGATGCAGAATTTTAGAGGTTAGTATGATAATAGAAAACGCAAAATACATACAATTTGATGGAAAGAATAGTGCTATAGTAGCAACTATAGATGGCTTGTATTCTTCAGTTCCGCTTGACCCAAATAACAGACACTACGCAGAAATACTAAAACAAGTTGCAGATGGCACACTAACCATCAAGGATGCTGAGTAATGTTAGCTTTCTCTGCATTTGCTGAATCTCCCTTTTCTTCATTAGGGGGAACTGTTAGATTCGGTAGCACAACACAAGAAGCTATCTTTTCTAAAGTATCGGCAGGTGTAGGAACATTTACTGGAGAAGCTGATTTATCTGCTAATTTTGTCGTAAGTTCATTAGCTTTTGTCTTGCAGTCAAATGGTGCGACCTTTGAGTTTGCATTTACACAATCGGCAGATGGTGTTAAACTGAAGCCAGGAGTTTCATCGCAAGATATAAACTTCACACAAACATCAACTGCTATTAGAAAGGCAAGTGGTGTAGGAACAGCAAGTGTGAATTTCACACAAACGGCAAATGGAGATATTTTATATGAAGAAATTGTGCCAGCGGACAATGAAACATATACTACCATTACACCGAGTGGTACAGAAACATGGACGGAGATAACACCAAGTGGTACAGAAACATATACAGAAATAGACGCATGAGGAAATAATGGCATCAACATATACTGGAAACACTGGAATAGAAAAAATAGGTTCTGGAGAACAAGCTGGAACGTGGGGTACAACGACTAACACAAACTTTGACATTATCGACAGAGCTTTGAATGGAGTTGTGACCTTAACAATAAGTGGTAATACAACTTTAACTACGAGTGATGGTGCATTGTCCAACGGACATTATAAAGTATTAATACTAAGCGGATCTCCAAGTGGTGCATTTGATTTAACTTTTGATCCAAACGATCAACAAAAATGGTTTTTTGTTAAAAACAGCACTGGTCAAACAGCTACTATTAAACAAGGTGGTGGTTCTGGATCTACTGTTTCTGTACCAAATGGTACATCGACTATTGTCTTCGCAGACGGCACTGGTACAAATGCTAATGTAAATTCTATTCCGACAGATCTACTTTCTGATACAACTCCTCAGTTAGGAGGTAACTTGGATACAAATGGAAATGCTATATTGTTTGGATCTAGTAAGTGGTCAATTGAATTAGATACTGGAGATAATGACTTGCTTTTTAAATATAATGGAACGACAGTTTTTAAACTTGCATCAAATGGTGCAGTAACATCAGCTAATAACGTAACAGCATTTGGAAGTCCATAATGGCGGCATTGCAATCATCTGGAGCAATATCCTTTCAAGATATTGAATCTCAGTACAATCCAGGAACTAACTTTCCCAGTAGATCCT